CAGGACTATTCAAACCTCCAGGATTCCAACAAGCAAAAGACCCAGGTGTAAAAGTACAGTTAGCACCAAGTACAGATAATAGGGTACCGGTGTTTTACGGTAAAGTTCACACGGGTGCAGTAATGGTAGATGCGGCTATTAAGAACAAAAACAATACCATGCAATATGTTATGGTTATTGGTGAAAAAACAGATAGTGGTACTTTTTCATTGCAAAGTTTAAAAAGAGGTGATACTACAATTAATTTTGCGGCTACTGGTAATGCTTGTACTGGACAAACAGACCCTAATGCAACAGCAACAACGTCAGTAGCAGGAAAAATGCGTCTAAACGTTTATGCCGGAAATGCTCAAAATGCCAACAATCAAATATTTCCATCATCACCAAAAGTTACAGCACAAAGTATAGTGCCTACAATTAATGCAAACACAAACTATGAAGACTTAGTTTATGCAATATTTGAAATGGATTATGATGTAGAAAATGGACTACAACAGTTAGGACAACTTACATTTGAAATAACAAACTCATTGCATGAACCTAGTAATGTGTTGCTGGACTATCTAAAAAATGATAGATATGGTGCAGGACTTACAAATGATGACTTGGTGTTAGACAGTTTTAATGATATGTTTGACTATTCAAACATAAACGGAACTTTTGGTAATGTAGAGTTTAGAAATGCCGCCAATGTAAGTTCACAACATAGTAGATGGCAAATAGATGGTATGTTAAGCACATATCAACCTGTAAAACAAAACATAGACTTTATATGTCAAAGTGCCGCAACATTTTTTACATACGATAACAAAAGTGGTAAATTCAAAGTAGTGCCTAATAGGGCATTGACAACTGCAGAAAAAGCCAATTGTTTTGTGTTTAATGATGACAACATCACAAGTAAAATTACAATCAGCAGTACAGAATTATACAGTCAATACAACAGTATTGAAGCAGAACACCCTAGTGTAGAACAAAATGACCAAACAGATGTAATTATTGTAAGCACACCTGCAGGTGATAGAAACAGCAATGAACCAGACAATGTGTTACAAACTAGATATGAATTAGTTAATGACGGACCAAGAGTACACAATTTAGCAAATATTGATTTACGTCAAAGTAGACTAAGCACAACTATTGAGTTTGAAGCAGATTATAGTGCTTTGCAAGTAGACGTAGGTGACGTTGTAAAAGTAAACAATAGCAATTTTGGTTACAGTGATAAACTGTTTAGAGTTATGCGTGTTGCAGAACAAGAAACTGCAGAAGGTATGCTTAATGCAAAAATAGTAGGATTAGAATACGATGATAGTGTTTATACGCACAATGTAATACAAACAGATGCGGCACTGAATATACCAAATATACCAGGATGGTGGACAGGTATTTGGGGCAACACAGACATTGCAAATATCAGTAACATTATAGGTAATATTAATATAGTTGATGATCCACTTAGTAATGTAGCAAACGTTGTAGATCCACCAACAGGTAATATTGTAGGCAACATTGATATAGCCAATATTGATTTAGGTATTGGTGGAGAGGGTGGAATTGGTTCTGGATTTGGTATGTTACCTAGTATAAATTTCCCAATTACTATTCCAGAAATACCAGATATCAGTGAAATATTAGTTAATGTTGATATGATAGGCAGTAGTGAAAGCAGTAATGTTGCAAACACTATGCAAGGTACAACAACACCTGTAACACCTCCAGGTAATAACACAACATTTACACCAGGAGAAGTTATTGACATAACTATACCTACACCTAAATTACCATTGGTTGACCAAGGTTTTACAGTAGGACCTATTTTAGGTGATGTGTTAGCAAACATAGATGTAAGCATGATTAATTACAGTGGTATAAAAACTGCAACAGCAACAGCACCAAATATTACACTTGCACCAAAAGGTAAAATTGAAAGAGTTGACTTGGGTAGTGTACAAGCAGGAATACAAGTTGAAGAAGAAGGTGCTAACGGCAACATGACAAACAGTACACTTGCTAATACTGATATAGGAACAGTAAATGCATTGATTACACCTAACACAATTATTGATGCTGGTGCTATTGATGAAGGAGAATTTAGTGCTGTAAATAATATGGTGCCATTTGGTAAAGCAACAAATAATACATCACTTGCATATCAACCTTTTAGAGTTGTTAAGTACAAAGCAGTCGACATAGATGCTGATGGTAAAATGACTGCAAATACAACCATAACAAATGTGCAAGAAACAGTTTTAGGAAGTGGTACAAAAACCAATTTTATAACTTCAATGGATGATAACTTTAAATATGAAGTTAGTAGAGCAAGAGGTTCTGCTATTGCTAATGCAGTAATTGGTATACCTGCAAGTGCAAACTTGGCTTACATACCTGCTAATATAACAGTAGGTAATTGGGGTAATACAAACTTAGACAATGTCAATGTTTCAGCAGGTAGAAGAATGGAAGTTACAAATTCAGACAAACGTATTAGTAAGTCAGACACTTATTTAGATATAGGAGGTTTCTTCTAATGCAACAATATGTTTTTTACAACAAAAATGATGGTGAAATTTACTATGTAAAAAAATTAAGACTTGATAGTAAAGCAGATGAAATGGTAATACATAATCCAAGTTTTCCTATGGCATGGAAAAAATTATCTGACTTAACAGGTGAATTAGTAAGTTCAAAATCACAAAAACTTAATTTGTCTACAGATCCTGTAAGCATAGTAAATAAAAATTATAGATTAATGACACCATTCAAAGAAGAAATAAGACAACAAAGAAATGCTAGATTGTTAGCAAGTGATTGGACACAAGGTGCAGACAGTCCTTTGTCAGATGCCAAAAAAGCAGAATGGCAAACATACAGACAAGCATTAAGAGATTTAAATTACAGTGGACTAAACCATGGAGACACAGTTACATGGCCCACTGAACCAAGTTAGGATATACAGATATGAGCGAACAACACAAAAACAAACAAATAATAGAGTCAATGATTTTAGGTTATTTTGATGAAAATAACGTTTGGCAAGGGCCAACATTAAGAAAATTAATGATAGACAATGAAGTAATAGACATTGACGATTATGCCGCAGAGTTTGGCTTAACACTACCAGATTCTTAAAAAACAGATAAATATAAAAATAAATTAAGGTTATATTGCCTCAGTGATATAACAAGTTCCCTTAGGAGACGCAATGAGTGGTAGACTTTTAGATTTTAAAGCATACATCGGTGGTGCAGATAACGTTCAAGTTATCGAGATGTTTCCAAGCACCCAAAAAGAATTTACATATGATTATAATGCAAATGTATCTGCATATAGTTTTGAAGCAGACTTTCAAACTATTGTTGTGGACACATTGGCATACGACCGTACCTCTGGATTACCCAGTTTCACAGACAGTAAAGTAGTTGGATATTTTGCAAATGCAGAAATAGCCGGATCATTTATTGATACTTCTGGTGCGGCAACAGGTGAAGTTAAATTAACTATACCAAAAAACAGATACTCTGGTAACATAGTACCAGATGCAAGAGCAAATGTACCTATCACAGTAGTTGCGTTCAAATGGACAGATACAACAGCAAATGTAACAGACAGCCATAGATGGGCAGTAGTAGAGAGATATGAACCAGATGTAACTCCTGGAAATCCACGTAGCGAAAGCGGATTTATTAGTTTATAGGAGTAATTCATGGCAGTAGCAAACGTAACAGTAAGTGCTCCACTAAGCAACATTACAGTCAATAGTCAATCAGACGTAGTAACAGTATCAACAAGTAATACAGTTGTAAATGTTGGAGAAACAGCACAAACATCTAATGCAACAATTAGAAGTGCAATAAGTGCCACACAAAGTGGTATTGGTAGTTTCTCATACAGCAATTCTACAGGGCTTATGTCTTACGTTGGTCCAAGTAATGTACAAGTAGCACAATCATTATCAAATCAAGCAATAACAACAGATAGTAATATTACTACAACAGCAAACGTAGTAGGTGGTTTTATACACGGTGACGGTAGTAATTTAACTAGTTTACCAAGTATATCCAATGCACAAGCAAAAGCATTTATTGAAGCAAATGGATTAGATGCAACTGCTAATTTAACAACTACAGCAAATATACAAGGTGGTAACATTATAGGTGTTATCAATAGTAATGCAAACATAGATACTAGCGGAACATTAAAAAGTAGCGGTGCACTAGGACTTGCAGTAACAGGTAATGCTACAATAGGTGGCAATTTAAATGTTACCGGAAATGTAAATAGTGCAAACGTAGTAGACTTGTTTGTAGAAGATAGAAACATTACATTACAGTTTGGAACTACAGGAACACCAAGTGCAAACAGTCAAATATTTGTAGATAGAGGTAGTGAAGCAAACACATTTATTATTTTTAGAGAAGATACAAATAAATGGGGATTCAGTAATGATGGTGCAAATGTAGTTAATTTTCCTTTAACTTCAGATGATCTAGCAGAAGGTAGCACAAACAAATACTTTACTTTGGCTGGGGTCAATGCCGCCATTGATGCAAAATTTGCCAATGTAACAAGCAATATTGTAAGTCCAGTTAATTCATCTATGCAAATGGGCCAAATTACTATAAATCCAGGACCTTCAGGTCTTGCAGTTAATTCTGAATTAATATTTGGTAATGTAGCCAATGGTGATTCTAATAGAATATTATTTAGAGCTAATAGTGCCGCACAACCTCATCAAATACAAACAGTAGGTACCCATCTTGTACGTTTTGTAACAGGTGGTAACAATTCAAGTACACACTTTGATTTAGCAAGAACTGGAGCAGGTTCAGGCCCAGGACATTTAAGGGCAACTTTTGCAGGTGATTTGAAAGTAGAAGGTGAGGCAAACATTGCTGGTGAGACAACACTTAACGCCGCATTAGGTTCAAACAGTAATATAACAACAACAGCCAATGTTGCAGGTGCAAACTTTATAGGTAATGTTACAGGTAACGTTACAGGTTCACCAAGTAGTTTAGCAGGACTAGACACAGATGATTTAAGTGAAGGTAGTAGTAATCTTTACTTTACAACAGCAAGAAGTAATACTGCCTTTGATGCCAGATTAGCAACTAGTAATACAAGTAGTCTTTCAGAAGGCACCAATTTATACTTTACAACAGCAAGAGCAAATAGTGCCATTGGTGCTTACACAGGTAATTTAACAGGTGTATCAACAACAGGCAACATAACAACAACAGCAAATATAAGTGGTGGCAATATATTAGGCACAGTAAGAGGTGATATTGATACTACAAGTAATATTACAACTACCGGCAATATATTTGGTGGCACATTAGTAAACACTGAAATACAATCTAATGCAAATATTTTATTAACAAGTGCAAATATAATAGGAACTGACCCTACAACTAGTTTCTTAGTTAATACATTAATAAGTTATAGAAATAGTTCAACATCAGCAAATACAAATTTAGATACAAGTGGTAACATAGGATTTAGACATGACAAAGGTAATTTACATGTTACACACATAAAAAATGGACAATTAGAAGCCAATGGTGCTCCAAAAGGCACAACATCTATTAATATGGGCTCAGGATCAGATGACCAAATAACAATGATTGCTGGTGCTAGTAAATTAGAAGTAAAAACTGCCGAAATAGCCGCTAATGCAAACATTACAACAACTGCAAACATCAGCGGTGGTAATATTTTAGGAACTGTAAGAGGTGAAATAAACACCACAAGTAACATTACAACAACTGCAAATGTAAGTGCTGGTAATGTTTTAGTAGGTGATATTGTTATTGGCAATGATGAAATTATAGAAGTTGATGCTATTACAAGTAGTGGTGGTGCAAACTTAACACTTACAGGACAAGCAAATGGTGTGCATATCAATAAAGCAATTACTGGTATTGAAAGTAGAATAGTTGATATAGACACAGAAGGTTATGCAGTAAAAACTGCAGATGTAGGCACAAATTTTGACAATGTAAGTATGAAGTCATTGTTGTGTCAAGTAACTGCAACAGCAGGAGCAAACACAGCCACATTTAGTCCATTATTTGGTGGTGCTTTTGGTCCAACTGTATTCTTTGGTAGACAAACTGATGCAACAACATTTACATCCAGTTTTGGTTTAGGTTCATCAGCAGAAGCGGCCCTTACTGATGCACCATCACCAAGTGGAACAGGTTGTGGTGGTAATCCAAATGGTTGGACAATGTTTGTTTTAGCAGACAGCAGTCAAACTGATGCATTAACAATTAGTTCGCACATGGTAAGCATAAGTGGTAATACTGCTACATTCAGTGAAAACTTTACAAAAAATGTATCCGCAGGTGGCACTGGATTCAGTGCTTTGTTAGTACCTAATGCATTTAGTAGTACACAAGAATTAGCAATGTCATTTACTACAGATACATCTAATAGCCAAATACCTTTTCAAAGTTTAATAACTAGGTACAGCAAATATGATTTACCAGAAACATTGGGTAATGTACAATTAGATAGGATTAGTTATGATACTGCCGGAGGTGCATCAACAGTAAACTTAGCAAATGTTGTAACAAGAAATGCACCACAATTTATAAACAATTCAGGTAGCGGATTTAGAATTACAGACGGAAGTATATTAATTGGTAACAGTTTAACACCAGATGTAGTCACAGTAGGTAAGGATGTTTTATTACCTTCACCAGCAAGTTTACAAGGTGTTGCATCAGAGTTGGATGGTAAAACAACTTATACAGTTGATACTGCACCAATGAACAAGTTTAATTTTAATAACTTTACAGACAACAGTATACCAGTTTTATCAGCCGCGGCAGGTAATGCTTTGCCTAGTTGGACAGAATTTTTAGGACAAAGTGGTAACAATGTTGTAGACGCAAGACAGTTAGGTGCACCAACTATCGACTTGAGAATGATAGGTGGTAATAGTTCTAACAGAGAAGCCTCAAGTTTAGCAATAGGCAGTAATGTAACTATTGGTAAAATAAACTTTGGTGGTAGAAGTAATGGCTTAACTGCTGTAGATCCATTCTATGCACCTTCAAGTATTACAATACAAAGTGCAAAAGACAGAGCAACAAGTGATAACGTTGCTAGTGCAGACTTTTATATAACAAATACGCATAAAACAAGTTTTAGAAATGGTGCTAACGTAGATGGTGGTGGTATACCAAGTACATTTATTGCAAACCAGGCTGGTAATACTGTTATTGCCGCAAAGTCAGATGGTACTATTAGTTTAAGACCACAAAGAGACTATGGTGCTGATGGAAGTACAGGTAATGCTACATATACGCAAAACAGATTCCCGGATGAATTACATGAATTCCACACATTCTTAAGTGCAGGATATTTAGGTACTAAAACAGGAACATTAGTAGAAATACAATCCAAGTCAGGGGAAACATTTGATAATACAAGTGGATTTAACTATGATTCAAAAGGTAATGCTACATTAAGACTAAGCACACATCTAGCAAATAGTGATGTAAAAGCACAATGGGATATTACTAATGAACAAAGCAGTGGTAATCTATTAATTAGAGATAATGCACCAGGAACAGGTACAAAAATAGAACTAAATGCAAGTAGAACAACATTAAGTTCAAGTTTACGTTTACAAAATTTAACAACAACACAAATAAATGCACTAAGTGGACCGTTAGCAGGTGATATGGTGTTTAACACAACACTAAACCAAGTGTGCGTTTATAATGGTAGTGCTTGGCAAAAATTAACGCAAAGTGCTATGTAAGAGTAACGATTAGGATACAACAATATATAGGAGAAAATTATGCCACATAAACCAGGACATAAGAAAAATAGAGGGACTAAAAAATCAGGAATGAAGCGAAAGAACAGAGGTTCCAGCAACAGAGGTTCCAGAAAGAGGTAGATTGGTTTGCATACTTTAAGAGCATAAAAGGTTTATGCCCTTGGAGTCTTAGAGCATACATGCAGGACAAAATACTACATATAACTGTGGATAAAACTTCCACAGAGATGACTTGGGTCGCTTGTTTCAACGGTTCACACCATGAAGCATTACTGATTGAGTATCCACACAAAACAACTATAGACCATTTGTTGAGTGTGGTAGACAAAATAGAAAGTAAATATAAAGGACTGATTGCTTTTTGGAGTCATCCAGATGAAAAAGAAAATAACACACCTAAACCTTGTGTTATTGTGCAAGACAGAGAACTATTAACTGACCTAAGAAAGAAAATAGGATTTGAAGATGAGTGATTTTACAAAAGAACAAATTGAAGAAATAATAGCAAATGCAGAAGCCACAAAAGCAAAACTTGAGGCTGAAACACATGAAATTGTTAATGCTGAATTAGTTGAGAAATAGCAATGGGTAAACGTGTTACAACACAACAACTTGCTAATGAAATAGAACAAATAAAAGATAATCATTTAGCACATATGGCTGATGATATTGAAGAACTAAAAGAAGCAGTAAAGGACAATAGAACATTTTTCCAACAACGTTTGGACAGAATGGACAATCGCATTTGGTTAATTTTAGGTGCAACTGTTAGCACTTTAGTTACAATAGTGGGTGCAACAGTAGGGGGGATGATGTAATGGTAAAGATGAGAAGACCAGCAAAAGACAAAAAGACTGGACTACCTAAAAAATATTTAAGTGGTGTAAAAGGCAAGCAAAGGACTAAATTAGCAAACATTACTAAAAAGATGGCTAAAATGGCTAAAGAAGGCAAAAAAATACCACAAAGTATGATAGAAGAGAGAATGAAACTTGGCAATAAGTAAGGAAACAAGAGAAGCACTTCAAAAAAAGTCTAAGGAAAGTGATATTCCTTACACTATATTGAAAGATGTATTCGAACGTGGACAAGCCGCATGGCTTACTGGTAGCAGACCAGGTATAGGCATGATGCAATGGGCTATGGCTAGAGTAAACAGTTTTATACGTGGTAGTCAAAAACATGATTTGGACTTGCAAAAGAAATCAAAAGAAATGAAAAGGAAGGCTAGAAAATAATGGCAGTAACAAGCACAGGTGTAAGAGCATTGTATTCACCAATAGTACCCAAAAAGAAAATGACTGCTAAAAGCAAAATCAAGGCTACCAAAGGGCCCAAACGGATAAAATAAAATGCCAGTACCTCCAAAATCAGTACAAAACAATGCAAAAAAAGCCTTAGAAGCCAGGGAACAAGCAACACCTAGCAAACGTGCTATGACCAGAGTAGGACTTGCTAGAGCAAATCAATTAGCAAAAGGTGAAGATGTTAGCATAAACACTTTGCGTAGAATGGTAAACTATTTAAGTAGAGCAAGACCTAACTATGACCGTGCAAAAGCAAAAGGACTAGCCGCCAAAGATTCACCAGCCATACAAGCATACTTAGGTTGGGGAGGCCCAGCCGCTTTAACATGGGCTAGAAGCCAGTTAAACAAATCAGAATAAGCAAATTTAGATAAATATTATTGTGTAAGGAGCTCTATCTTTATATATCTTATGATTATACTTTACTGACATTTGGTATAGTTATACAGAAGTTCACTCATAATACGAGCTCCGTATAGACATGATGAATATTTGCCTATAGTAAATCGTTTGCCAAATCGTTTACTATCGAGCCCTTACACACTTGAACAAACAATAGACTAACTCTTGTTTAGTGTTTGAAGATTATAACTAATAATGCCATTTTAGTTATGACCCTAATAGGAAAACTCCCTTTGTATTCGACCACATTGGGAGTTTTTTTTTGCCATTTATTTGACCCCATTTTTTTGCAATTATGATAAGTAAAAGTGATAGGCAAATACATTATGGCACAATTACAGAACCCTTTTACAAACAGAACATAAGGCTTGTCCGCCGGACATAAGGACCGTGGAAAAAGTGATGATTTTGGTAATCACACACGTTATAGGGTATATTTCTGTTTACTCGATTACAACACAAAAAGAATGTGTGCTCTGAGAAAAAGCAACACACAATAACACTATATGAACCTTTGCAGTATGGTGTTATCCCGGATGATACCAGAGAAGGTAGCATATGGAGGGAAAAAGCATTCCGCCCTTCAAAGTGCCCTGCATGAGGATGACGATACTTCACATCAAGTAAAACATTTTTCTCCTGTATAGGAGAATTATGACTTCTACTTACATCAAGTAGTTCTTAACATTCTAGTCTGAACTGAACTAAAAAACATAATGAGTTATATCTCTACGAAGTAGGAGATAACGAAATTACTAGTGAACGCAGTTCGCTAGAACATAAATATATGTATATGAAGAAGATAGACTTAACATTGAGCCAATTGGACAAACTGAATACACTCAGCAGAGAACAATGTATTGAGTACAAGTTTTCATATCCTCCACAAAAAGGTTGGAAGAAAATGCTACGAGCAGAAATAATGGATTACAACGCACATCACAAAATATCAGAGACAGACAGCACAAATACTGTATTGGAAAGTTATTTTGAGATGTAATAATGCGTATAAAACATAGCAAACCTTTTATATACAAAACATCACTTGACTTAGACTTGCATGAATTACGCAAAGAGTTTGAACACGTCATGTTGTTGCACGATGTGGTACAAAGTTATAGGCAAAATCCACAAACAATAACAGAAATACACGTTTATCCCAAAGGAAACACTCATAACAGTTAAATACTGTTATAATGACCACACAAGAACGCATAGACTATTGTATGGACATGATGTGCAGAAGCAATGTAAACTGTCAAAGCAGTGATAGATATCCAGTACATTTGAGATACGAAGTTTTTAGAATAAAACAAGAATATGACAAATACAAACATGTCAGCATGGCTGACGAACAGTTTTTGTTGATATTTGAACGTAGCACAAAAAAATGGCTGTTGGATCATGCGTATATATGTGGACAATGGGTTGAATACAAAAGTCATACACACAGAAACTACAATCTAAAACGCAAATCAGGATCAAAACAAGTCAAACAAATCAAAAGACCCCACTATTATTCTAATCTTTGATAAATAATATTGCAACTTACAGCATATGGTATAAATCATATGGTGACTTACAGGAATAGCAAGTATGACTGAGCAAACAGAAGAAAATAAACTTCCTTACCAGGTAAAGAATGTCAAATACGGTAGTAAAACTGTAGTAGGACGTGTGGTTGGAAGAAATAAAACAGTTATACCAGAAGAACAAGTTGCACAATTGGCACAATATCATTGCACAAACAAAGAAATGGCTGATTTTTTCGATGTACCACTGCAAACTTTTGTGGACAACTTCCGTGATATTATTACAAAAAATAGGATCATTACGAAGCAACGTCTACGTAAGGCACAGTTGGACTTAGCATTGAACAAACACGACAGAGTTATGCTTATATGGCTAGGCAAACAGATGTTGGGACAAACAGAATCGCCAGTTAGCAGTGATACAAACACAATCCTACCTTGGACGGAAGGAGAAGAAGATAATGAAGAACAACAGTTCGAGGGGTAAGACCTCCAAGCAGAGCCACTTTACTAGAGATAACTTGGGACACTCTAGATATCTGAACTGAGAGGCACCCGTTTTAGTTAAAAAGGAGATATGTAGATATGAAAATACTAAACAAAGAAATAGACCCAAAAACAGCACCATCGGCTGGTAAATTTAACACATTTTTATTTGTAGGACTCAGTTTATTGTGGGGACACATGCTGAATCTTATCAATATATGGTTTTTACCACTAACTGTATTGTGTTTTGTAGTAAGTTACGGATCAGAAGTAAATGCTAACAAAAAGACCAGCACAAACTTGGAGTTGTAATATGGCTAAAAAGTTATGCAAAAAGCCTGGTATCAAAGGCGAACCCCATTATGTCAAAAATATACCACAGTTTTACATTGACAAGTTCTATGACAAAATAGAAATACAACCAAACGGCTGTCACTTTCTCAAGGGCAATGTGCAAAACAATGGCTACATGAATTGGTGGTATAAGTATGATGAAGCAGGTGAAAAACGTTTGCGTTTTATTATTGCACACAGATTTGCCGCATTGATAAGTGGTAAATTCAAAGAATCAGAAGTAAATGAATATTGTGTGTTACACGACTGCGACCAACATTATGAAAACAATGACATCACATACAGACAATGTGTAAATCCAGACCATTTGTTTATAGGCACAGTTCAAGACAACATTAGAGATTGTATGAACAAAGGCAGATATGTAAAGCCTCCGCATATGGTAGGACAAGACAACTACAATGCCACACTAACAGAACAACAAGCAAAGTTTGTTATTGAATATCATTACAAAATAACACAAAAACGTTTAGCAGAAATAGTAGGTTGTAGCACCAGTGCCGTAGAAGCAATACATCGTGGCATAACTTGGAAACATTTGCCCAGACCATTAAAAAACAAAAAGCAGACAGCATGAGTATTCCAACAGATATGAATGATATCAGAGATATCATTTTACAGTGGGAACGTGGCTTTGAATCAGAAGAAGAAAAGTTTTTCTTTTATCTCAAACATTGTGCCACATTGCATGAAGAGTATTGGGACTTGATGCCTATGGGAGGCAAAATAAAAGACCATCCTTTTGATGAATATGATGATTAAACTGTATAACTTTGTGTTTTATACAGCATTACGCATAGCAAAGTATATCTTTTATCTGTATATACTGTTATTTTTGATACATTTAGCAACATGAAATTGACAAAACCACAACAACTGATTAGCAAAGATACAGCACGTTTTAGAGTAGTTGTAGCCGGCAGACGTTTTGGCAAAAGTTTTTTGTCAATAAATGAATTGGCAAAGTTTGGTAGATTTCCAAACCAAAAGTGTTTGTATGTTGCACCAACATATAGACAAGCAAAAACAGTTATTTGGCAAGAACTGTTGGACCAATTATATGATGTAAATTGGATAAAAAAAGTTAACCAAAGTGACCTAACCATAACACTCATAAACAACACTACAATAGCCATACGTAGCAGTGACAACAAAGAGGCACTTAGAGGTGCCAAATACAATTTTATTGTGTTAGACGAGTGTGCAGACATGGATCCTGACACATTTTATAGTGTATTACGACCAACACTCAGTGACACAAAAGGACATGCATTGTTTATAGGATCACCCAAAGGTAGAAATTGGTTTTATGATTTGTATGTGCAAGCCGGAGCAACAGAAGATTGGAATGCACACCAATACACCACAATAGAAGGTGGACATGTGGACAAACAAGAAATAGAAGATGCCAAAAGAGATATGGACACACGTCAGTTTCAACAAGAGTATCTAGCAAGTTTTGTGGACTATGCAGGAGTTATATATTATGCTTTCACAGAGGATAATGTAAAAACATTAGATGCAAAATACATCACAAGTAGAACACCTTTGCACATTGGCATTGACTTCAACATAAATCCAATGAGTGCAACAATAGGTGTTGTACACAAAGACACAATGTGGATTATTGATGAGGTAGAGATATACAGCAGTAATACAATAGAGTTGATAAATGAAATAAAGAGTAGATACCCACATAGAGTGTACTTTGCATATCCAGATGCAAGTGGTGGCAGTTTGAAAACCAGTGCCGCCGGAATGAGTGACCATTTGTTTTTGCGTAATGCTGGATTCACAGTAAAAGTGGGCAAAACCAATCCTGCAGTAGTAGATAGAATAAATGCAGTAAATAGTATGTTGTGCAACAGTCAAGGAGAAAGAAAACTGTTTATTGATCCAAAATGCAAACGTTTACGTGAATGTATGATAAAACACACATACAAAGAAGGCACTAGACAACCAGACAAGGACAATGGACTAGACCATTTGGGAGACAGTTTGGGATATGCAGTATATCAAAACTTTGCAGTAAAAAGAGACTTTGGCGATATAGAAAGAAATAAACCATCAAGAAGAAGCACAGGGAGAATGTTATAATGGCTATGAAAGGCAGTACACCCAAGA